TATCAGAAAATTCTGGGTCTTTTAATTTATCGAGAGTCATTTGTACAATTTCCTTTATTTCTGTACTTGTTTTAAAAGGAATTGGCATATCATTGAGTTTATACACATAATCTGGTGTATGTTCATCTTGAATTTCAAATTGAGGTACCCATGGACAAATATCAGTTCCATTAAAGAAAATGTTAGCCGCCCCAGGTCTATTTGTATTTGGAACAATAAGAAGTCTTCTATCCATTTCTTGAAGTTCCTTTTGGAAATCTTCTGTATTTATTTTGAGCATAATTCTTCGTATGATTGTATCGCTTGTATACACAATGCGAATGATAATTCTAGTAATTCCTGTTTCTTTTTTGTAAGAATAGGAAGTTTACTACCATAATTGTTGCCTTCATAGTGAAATGAATATCCAACAAATCCTGGTTCGACAAGTATATTAATATCTAAACCCTTATAATTTATCTGCGAAAACTTTGGTAATAGTTTTTTCATACATATATTATACCCATAATAAAATTTACAGTCAAACAAAAAACACCCGTTAGGGTGTTAATTGTTAATAACTTTAGTTATTAGATAGTAGCACTATTACCATTAGTTGCTCCTGTCATCACTTTGATGATCCAACTTGCATTAAGTCCTTTAGCGGCAAAAGGCATTTTCCAACCAACTGTTGACCAAAGGTCGAGTGGGTTTGAAGTATCTCCTGCTCCTGGGTTCTTAACATAAATTTTTGGTGCTGAGAATGAATCAAGTGAAACCATAGCGTAACCACCACGTCCGAAGATGTATGTAGTATATACGTTAGCAACATCTGTTGTAGAAGTTGAGAAACCTCCTGAAAGGTCTACTGTTGGCTGATTTGTTTCAACGAACTCAACTCCGTGAAGCTTACCGATAATTCCACGCTCAATAGCGTCTGAAGTTGTATATCGGTGTGCATCAAGCCATTCTGAAGCTCCAAAGAGATCCATAGCTACTTGAGGTCCGATAATACCTCGGTATAGTCCTCCAGTGAAACGTGGAGCTTTATTGAGTTTAAGTGTTCGCACTGCTTTACGAATTTCAAGTCCAGTAATCACATCTGAAGTGTGGATACCTGAAGTTGATGCTACCGCAGAAGTTGTAGCTACAAGCTGACGTGTACCGAAAGCTGATAGTTCATTTCTAAGGAGAGCGTCAATAGATTCTCCTGCGTTTTGTCCGTGCACGTCTACATGTTCTTTCAAGTCGTCATCAATAGATGTCATTTTGAAGAGTGAACCGATAGTTGTGTATGTTCCGTATTCTGCAAGAGTAGCTGTAACTTGTGTAGTTGTCATTGCTACTTCCGCTGGATTTGTAGCTTCTGTAAGAGCAGATGTTACAAGCGCGAGAGGTGTCAATCTGTTGAAGACGATACTCTTACCTTGGTTCATTGCTGCTTTCTTAACAGTAGCTCCGAAATCGTGACGAAGTTCTGCTTTTGCTCGTTCTAGGAATACTTTATCGTAGAACGTACTCATGAGGCCTGATAGACCTGATGTTGTTGATGCCATAATTATAATATATTATGACTAGCCGTGTTTAGTCTTAGTCTTTTAATATCTTTTCCATTTCCGAAGCAGACATTTTAGAAAGGTCATCTTGTGTAAATTTCTTGTACACAGGTGATTTTGAAGAAAGTGGCTCGTTTACATCTTTTGATTTCTTTTCTGCTCTCATATATTTGATAGCATTTTGAACAATCTTTGTATCAAGCACTCGTGTACCACCTAAAGACATAATTTCATCAATTTCATCTTTAGAGTAACCGTCTGCTCTTAATTCAAGACGCTCGAATCTTTCTTCTCTATCTTGTTTGCTTTCTTTTTCTACTTCTTTTGGTTTATCTGTACTTTTTTTGGCTGTATCATAAGCTATTGCTTTTCTTTTAAGCCGTGAAAGTTCAGACTTACTAATTTGTATAGAATCGTCTTCTTCTGGAATTTCTTCCTCGAGTTCTAATTCTAATTCTTCCGTAGTTTCTTCCTGAGGAGCTTCAAGCTCTACACCCTCATATTCGTTTTCATTTTCCATAAACGATAATGTTTTTTAGACGTTCAGTAAGGAACGATACTTATAATAATGAACGCTTTTTGTCGGTGCGATAACCCCATGGTTTAATTATACCATGCTATTTACCTGTTTTTCCGTAAGCAAACTCTGCTTTTGGTGCTGTTTCAGGTTGTGTATTATAGTCATATGTTTCCTTGAAACTTGTTTTCTCATTAGGGAGAACATTTTGGAAAGGGTCAGAACTTGTATTGTGGTCAAGTTCTGCCTTTGAAAAGTTTGATGGTCTAAATTTCATATATATTTCTTATTCTAATAATTACTCCATTGTCATATCTCGTTTAGCAAATTTTTTGTCTACTAATCCAAGTGATGATAATAAATCTTTTACTCTTTGTGAAGCCCATCTCCGACCATAGACTTCTTCTGTTAATGTTACCCGTGAAACATTTGTGAGGCTAATATCTTCTATACTATCCATTTTTTCACAAAATTCTTCTAGTTCCATTTTTAAAGCGTGGAACTCCGGGTATTTCTTTATATTTTGTATATCAACGTGTCTATCCATAATTATATTTGGTCATTCTGCGCTGTATCTTCGACTTGTCCTATATTTATTAATCCTTTGTGATTAGTATATGTAGCCATTTTGTTGGTTTGTATTGGGTGATTTACTCCCATTGTTTCTTCAGGTATTTTATTGTACTTGTCCTTGGTATACTCCATTTTCTTGTGGTATTTGTGCTTGTAATTCAGCGACCTTTGGTTGTTGCCCTGCTTGTTCAGGTAACTGTTGCATTGGTTGTGCATTATCAATGTCTTCTAGTTCACTTGTATGCCAGCCCATAGCAGACATTACTTTAAATAATACTTTCTTCTTAGCTGGATCTTGGAGAATTGTTGGGTCACCAGAAAGAAGTTGTAATACTGCATTACCGTTATTAATTTGAGCATAAATGTTTCTATTTTCTCCAGTTGATACAATATCTACATTGTAATCAAGATATTTAAAGAAGTTCTTTTGTACTGCTGTCCATATTTTATCCCCCATTGCGGTAATACTTTCAAGCGCAATGTTTTTAAATGCTTCATACACACCTTGATTTATTTCAGCACCCTCTAGGATTGCTTGAACTGTTCTCTGGTTTGCGTAACGTGTAGCATAGTTATTTCTAAGTTTTACTAATTCATCAAATGTACCAGTTAACCTAAAGACGTGTTCCCTGTTCAATTCACTTTCAATCTGCGGAAATACTAAGTCTTTAATAAACTCACCGAGGAATAGGCCGATATTCTCCTTTTTGTAGTCAAAGATAGCCGTTGTTTGTTGTGTTTGTATTTGTACTGCTCCGAGTGTTGCTGAAGCTGGTGCATTTTCTCCTGATACAACATCTCTTGAAAAAGTAAGATTATTTGAGTGTTCTTCAATATCTAAAGATGTTTGTTGAAAGGCTTGAGTGTTTCTACTTTCGGTTGGAATTACTTGAATAAATGATTTAACCTTGAGAATGTCCCCATTATTTAAATCAGTCATCACGTTTCCGGCCACAGTATCATCAACACTTTGGAATAGTTGGATAGAAGAAAGTTCGTTTGCTCGTGCTTGTTGGTTTTTTACTTCGTTTATTCTACGTTGATTTTCAAATAGCATTTCTACGATACCGAGTCCAAGCCATCTTCCTTCAATTTTGTTATAGTGAACTTCTTTAAATGGTATTTCTTCTATTTGTTCCTTGTATAGTACAAGTCCTTCTTCTGCAATGATTAGTCCTTGGTCATTTTGCATTACTTGGTCAACACCAGCAACACAGTATTTTGCTAAAACATACTCATTTTCATCACTTTCCTTATCAGTAAACCAAGATAGTGGAACTTCCCCATATCTTTCCCATACTTCAACAAGAGGTGTTGCTTGAGGTTGAACTCTTTGTACGTTTGAGCCTTCCCAATAAAGATTAGATCCAGAACCTGCTTGATTAACACCTCCTAAGTCATAACCTTGTCTGTATTTACCACTAAACTTATCAATAGCTTCATCAACATTTTCCCATCCGTATTTGCCCATTTTACGCAAATCTCTATGAGAAAGAAGAAGTCTTTTATTTACATAAGAAGCGTCATCAAGTGATTTCGCAGATTGGTCATTATAAAAGTAACGTAAATCAACAACTTCTGCCCCATACTTAGTTTTTTGGAGAACTACTGAACCATAAATAGGTAATAAACGTGATATTTCATTGAGAATTTTACCCATTTCATTCTTTTTGAGCCATGCTTTAAGTTCTCTTTCAAGAATAAAGACATTCCAGTCTGTTTCTGGGTTATTTGATACAAGGATAAAATCTTTAATATCCATATCAATCATCTTAGTTGCGACTTCACATCTCCAAGTTGATATATTATGGAATACTTTTTTTCTTAAAATCCCTCCAACTTCTTCATAATTACCTTTTTCGTAATTATTTGTGTAGTATAAATGGATTTTTTTAATTGTGTTGTATTGTGAAAAGTTATAACCAGGAACGACCTCAATTTCATTTTGCAGAAAGTCCTGTCTTTCATCTCGTATTTGTTGGAATATATTTTTCATTATTTAAAAAGTATACTTTGTGCCGAGCACGGCGGATAAAATCCCTCGGCACTCTTGTATACATATATATTATACCATATAAAAAAAGTGGCTATTCAAACCCACTTTTCTTAATTTGTCTAGTCCTATATATAGCATCTTGTTGCCTAAGGTTATGAAGCATATTTACAGGTTCGTCCATGTATAAAGCATATCTTAAAGCATCAAGAGCGTGGTCATTTTCTTTTATTGGGTTTTCATCTTCATTATGCCCTTGTCTTTGTTCTGGATATGAATAGGTTTCAAGTTCATTGATAAGATTGATACATGATGAGTTGATATGAAGTTTATTCTGTAAAAATAAAGCTCGAATACGGTTTATTCCATTTTTTATACTATCCTTATTTTTAATTACTTCCTTACAATATACATTCCTTTTCTCAAGTTCTGCAATAGCACTTGGGCTTTCAGGGTCAGGATATACCTCATCAAAATGATACGCCATAGCAACATCAGCGATTTGCTCATCAGTTTTCCCACGTTTATACCATTCTTGTGTTACCCAATATCCGTTATCATGATCTTTTTCTATTGAAATAATAGCGGTTGGGTTTGTGAAACCAAAATCTATACCAGCGAATCTTTTGATTATATTTGTTGGTTGCTTTTCACTATCCTTATTGTAAACGTGCATATCACGCCGGAACTCTTTGTATACTAGCCCCTCAGACTTTCTAAAAGAGCCTAAATACTCTTGTGCAAATGTATTTTCTGGCTTGGTAAGTTTCTCACGTTCTATTTCTTCTACTGGAATATTAGGATTATCATAGGTTGTAAAGTGAAAAGAAGCATAGTCGCTGTCCTTTTCGTGCATGTTGTATAAGTCATAGAAGTGGTTAAAGGCTTTTGGTGTGGAGATGAACATACATGAACCTTTACGATCAATGAGTGTTGGAGATAATACCTCATTCCACCCTACCCAGAAATTGCGCATAGAAGCCACCTCATCGAGTACAACAAAGTCAAAAGACTGTCCTCGAAGTGTTTCGATAGCTTCCCAGCCTTTCAGTTGGATAAATGAAGACTTCCCGTCTTTATTCATTACTTCAAGTTCAAGTCTTGATTCGTTTGCCTTTATAATTATAGGTTGCAACTCTTGTTTGAGTTGATTCCACATAATATCTCTTGCCTGTGCTATTGTGGTTGCGATATATAAAACTTTTGCCTGTTTTGATAATAAAATACCCTTTATTTCTTCAGAAGCGAGCACAGTTTTGCCAAATCTTCTTCCAGCATTAACAACTCTGAAACGAGCAGTAGACTTTGCTATTTGTTTTTGTGCATTATGTAATTGCATGGTTTTTAGCTATTTTATTACAAAGTATATTGATTATATCAAACCATTCTTCTCAGCTATCTCACTTGATACTTGGATAATAGGTTTACCGGCAGTTGTAATATCTGTTTTACTTTCTGGATTACCCTCAGCCATTTTCCATACTATCTCTGTTGGTAGTGAAGCAAGATAATCTATCTTCTCATCATCAGGTAAACTCTCTAAGTATTCACGAGCAAACTCTTTTAAAGTCTTACCTTTAGGCCTTCCATTAGGGTTTCCCGACTGACCTTTCTTCCACATGTAAGGTCTTATGTAATCACTTTGTTTTTTACCCTGTTTTTCAGTGTTTTCTTCCATATATTATATTATACAATACATTCTATGATATTGCTATTTATCCCACACAGATAATAGTTCTTTATTAAGTGATACTGGATATAGTTTATGTTTTTTGATAAACCTAGATACCCTTCTTAATTTTCTTTTAAAGAAGTAGTATCTTATTCGTAATTCAAGTGCGTGTATTTTTGGAAAGTTACGCGATAAAAAATTCATATTATTTCTTCTTAGTTACACCTTTGATAGTTCCTTTATTTTCTGAAGCGTAGAATACGTTTTTACCTTTTTGTGCTCCATATTCTTTTTTCATAGCACTGAGGATTTTTTTACCTTTTTTGTTTAACGGCATATAGTTTATAGATTACTTATAATATCCCACGGATCATTGGGTAAGCAATAATCAGTGAGGATTATAACTATTCTGCAACTTCTTCTGTTGCTGTTTCTTCAGGTGTAGCAGGTGCTTCGACTGTAGTTTCTTCAACTTTTGTTTCTTCCATATTATTTTTTTGTTTGGCTTGTAATGCTCGACTTTGAATTTCTCGGTTGAGTATCTCTAAGATTTTTTGCTTGTCTTCGATTATCGCTAGTGTGTCGTATGCTGCCGCTTTAATTTCAATATCTGTAAGTTTTTTAAGTTGTTCCATATATATATTATACTATAAATCTCCAGTAGTACGCAAATGAAAGTAGATGACTATTACCCAGAATATAATCCATAGTGTTGTGCTTTTTAATAAAAAGAGCATTAAGATTATTGGGTAGATGATGAACATAGTTTTTCAATGAGCATTATAAGTTTTCGCATTTCCGCTTTCGCATCGCACTCTTTGATATATAAGATTTTATCTATCACCACTACTTTTCTATCAAATACCGTGTCTATGTGTTTATTGAGTTGATTGAGTACTTGGCGTTTCATTTTAATTTTTTATCTAATACTTTTTTAATTTCCACTAACTCCTCATATTCGAGTGCTATATCCCCATAGTAGTCTTTGTTTTCTACTGAAAGGATATACCCGTCTTTTTTGTTGCCTTCGAGTTTTACTTTCATTTACAGCATCATAATAATTCCGATAAAGAACAGTACAAAAGATATATACGCACTGATAGTTACCCCTTTTTCATAGTTTGTTCTGTCTTTGTATGCTTTTCCTTGCAATACAAAGAAGTGAATAATTGAATAAATACACGCTAAACCTAAAATTGTATCAAACATATTGTCTCCACAGTAAGATGTGAGCTATTTATTTTTAATCGCACTACTCTTGTATGGTGTTATTGGTGGTTAAAAGTTCTTTCCCTTTTTCAGTGAGCCAGCCTGTCCGTAAAGATACGCCATATTCAATCAAATCTCTATCACAAGCTCTTTCGCACGCAGAGTAAGCCACTTTTTCATCACAGTTAAATTTTTTAGCGAGTGTTTGGTAAGGAAAATCTCCCATAGTATCTTGATATTCTTGAACCGCTTTACAAACTTCAAAATCTGATATATCACTTCGTTTCATTTTGAGATTTCTCATCTAGGGCTAGTAATGATTGGGGAGGAGAGGATAGTTCAAATTTTTTACATTTGCAAGTGTTTAAATCTTGGTGTATTTTAGTACACTCTCCAATTTTTCCGACGTGATAATTTCTTTGACAATGTCCGCATTTGCACTTCGTATGCTTACATTTACCCCGTCCACAGACTTCACTAAATTTTGGGAGGATTTTATCTGCAATTTTTAAATAGAAGTTTTTCATACGCTACTCATGTTTTAAGGTGGATAAAAGACCTTTTGCTTTAAGATTTTTTACGAGTCCTTTTTGATATTCGCTTCCTTTTTGCCAGAAGTTCAATTGAGCTTCTAAACTGGTTTCGTCTATCGTTTCGGCTAGTATGTCGTCCCACTCCTTTCTCGCTTGGTGGAGGACATCATTTTTAATAAAATCTATCCAAGAATCAGCTCCCCAATTCATCATTGCTTGAGGATATTGCTTGTACATTTTCTGTATATCTTCCGCCCACTTGGGTGTGTTATTGGTCATGGTTAGTTCTTAGGTGATTTATAAATAAGGGTAGCAGGGAGTATTTTGTAGTTTTTCAGTACATTCCCCATTACGATTGGATTTGAGTCATAAGACATACTGCGTAATTTTTCTTGAGCGAGCCGTTTCTTTTCAAACATGTATTCAGACACGTCATCGAGTCGCTTGTTGTAAATTATGTATACTTTTATTTCTCTTCCTTTATCTTGTGTGGTCATGGTTATTTCTCGATAATGTGATTAAGCATATTTGCAAACTCCCAGCTTGTACCGCCGAACCAGCCTTTGAACTTCACCTTTACTTTTGCATAACCATCACTCCTGTCGTCAAGAGCAATAACAATACCTTCATCATCAGTGATGTCAGTTTTTACTTTGTCTCCTATTTTAAATTTATTCATACATCTACTCAATGGTTGGGTTAGGTGGTTAAATCTAATAATATCATCGTCAAAATCGCAATAACCAAAACTCCTGCAAGTATTTTTATCCAACCCCAGAAGATTGTTTGACGTTCTAATTTTTCTATAAATTTATCTTTCATTTTACTCTATCTCATATTTACTTTTAATTTTTTGGAGTGAAAGCTCGGCTGATTCTTTTGTTTTGTGACAGTTTTGGGTTTTGAAAGCAAACCTATCTCTTGAATCGTCTACCCACTCGAATGGAGCAATCTCTCCCCATTGATTTACAGACCAATACTGCGTTCCTTTTGGTGGATACTCCTCTAACAGCTCAATCTTTTGTTCTGGTGTGTCATGACATTTGCAATCACATTGGTTTGGGTGGAATTTCTTTTTAAGGAAGTATTTCATAGGTTAGAGATTTTTTCTTAAAAATTAAAGTTCTCATATCTTCTAAGTGTTTTTCGGTTGCTTCAAGTTTTCCTTCAACAAATTCTTTTTGTGGATTTATACCTTGTTTATTTATTGCTTCAGCGAATTTTCTTAATTGGTCATCTGTCAGTTCAAGTGTTGGTTTAACTGGAATTGCACCATTATCAACAATTTCTCCACTGAGCATTTCTATTTTACCATCAAAGCCTTTACTGAAAATATAGATATCTTTTGCTAGTTTGTAACCAGGATCAACTATTTTTATGTTCCAATCTTCCATATATTTTTTATATTATTCCTGTAATGTAGATGTACCGTTTGGGAGTGATATAACACGGGGGATAATCCGATTCCCTGTCTCGTCTTTCAAATGGTTGCTACCCATTCTATATTTATATCAAAGCTCCCAAGCGATACACCTATTTTGTTTTTAATTAGCTTTTAACTTTTCTTTTGAAAATCCTCCTTCAAATTTGCATCCTTCGTGTTTTGTAATCCATGCACCTTGATTTCTTTGAAAGTAACCTTCACCGACTTTTACTTCTTTTCGGCAGACATAACATGTCCCTGGATATTTATTTTTCATGGTTTATAATTTTCTCTTACCCAATAACATTGCTTACATAAATAAGGACTCCATCGCTTTGTCGCACAGTCATAACATTCTTTAAATTGAGCATAGTTACAGTTTCCTAGTTTCAAGAGAATATATCTCAATAGCTTTCTTTTTAGTTCTCTCATAATTTTAAATTAACTGATTTAATTTTTTCCCTGCAAAAATATATCCCAGAAAAGCCAGTGCGAGTACCCAGTCATAGTAAAACATAACAGTGAGGGAGAGTGTGGTGAGGGTTGCGTATAAGAAGATTTTTGCGTTGTTGTTCATATTATTTTTGTTTCTTTTTAAGTTCTAATTCCATTTTCTCAGCATGTTCAAGTTCTTGTTCGGTGAAGAGGGATATGAGTTCCAAAGCATCATCATAGTAAATCATTTTTTCAGTTCTTGGGTTTCCGTAAAATACTTCTGTGTTATTGAAGTGATTGACTACATCTTTTCTAATCCTCTCCTCTGTCATTTGCACAGTTTTATCTATGAGGGAGTCTATGAAGGATTTTAAAGATTCGTTCAAATATACTTTCATAATTTTTCCTCCAATTATCGGTTTATTTTCTGGAAACCTCTCATCAAACTCTTTATGTGTTTGTTCTTTTAGTTCTTTGTTCATTGTTCATATTTTTTAAATTAACTCGTTTAATTTTTTCCCTGCAAAAATATATCCCAGAAAAGCCAGTGCGAGTACCCAGTCATAGTAAAACATAACAGTGAGGGAGAGTGTGGTGAGGGTTGCGTATAAGAAGATTTTTGCGTTGTTGTTTTTAAAAATTGTGTTCATTTTCTGCGTTTTTAACTAATGCTTTTAATCCTGTGATAAGTGATTTGATTCTCTTGATCCGTGAGTTGTACCAGTTGAGATTCACCCCGTCTTCTGTTCTTTCCCAGCTTCTATCTGTTGCTGTGTCTGAATTATGTTCTTGTCGCATTGTAAGCCAAGTGTGAGGTCTGTTCTTTTCGATTTCGCTTGATTGTGCGATGTAAAATGACATTTCACCTGCGAGTATTCCGATGTATTCGTTGCATAGTCTTGGATTTAAGTTGAGTTCACCTGATTTAAGTTCGTTTTGTATTTTGTCTATTGTTTCCATGTTAGAAGAATTTAACTAATACCCAGAAAAATGCGTACATAATCCCCCACCCTGCAAGTATGCTCATTCCTACTTGTCCGAATAGTAGCCAATTATTTTTTGCCATAACCGAGTTCTTTATAAAATCTGATAATGGTGTTTTCTGTCATTTTCTTGAGGTTTTTAATTTTGTATTGGTAGTAAAAGTATCCATCTCTTTCGACCTTTGTGCGTTCTAGCATTCCTATGTTTTCTTTAAATAATTCTGTAAGTCGTGTTGGACATTTATATGAAGCGAGTTTGCGTTTGTGTAATTCTTTTATGTATATCTCGCCTACGCATTCCCAAGTTTTTACAAAGTCTTTTTTATCTTTAAGGTGTGACTTAAGGAGTGTATAGAATGCGAGTTGCTTTTGTGAGATTTTATTGTTCATAAGCCCACTCATCATTATCTCCGTTCTCATATTCGTTTACTAAGTCTTCGTATTCTTCCCATTGTGCTTTTGTGCCGATGTATTCATCTTCACCGTCTGCATCTTTTGTGTTTGTTGGTGTGAGTCCTGTTTTGATGTGCAAGTCGTGGTACACTTCACCTTTTTCTCTTAATGCGAACTCTGTATCGAGTACGCTGTTTATGTTATCCATAATTTTACTCTTAAGGGTCTTATAATAATTGCCCTATGTATTTATTATATCAAGCGTTTGATTTTAAGCGAGTCTTTTTTTTGAGTTTTCCACAGTTTTCGGTTTTACTGTTTTTTTAGATTTTGTCAATTTATCTCTCAATAGTTTCTTTTTCTTTCTTGCTTTCTGTGCAAGGAGTGAGAGGGCTTTCATATCTTTGGTGTGCTTTTGTTTTTCCCAAGATAGTTTGCCCATTTCACTTGCGGTCAGTTGTTTTTTCATAATTAAAAAGGAACATCATCAGGATTAATTTCAGCTTCTCCACCATACATGTTTACTTCTTCTTCTTTTTCTTTGTTTTCAAATACAAGTCCGTCACCGAGAATAGGGGTTTTTGTTTTGTTGAGTCTTTCTTCTTTCGATTGACTTTCAACAGCAAAGTATTTTTTCACAAGGCGGTATGTGTCAGTTTCCTTGATCACTTTTTCTTTTGTTGGGATAAGTTCAAGTGAGTACATTTTTTGCTTTACAGTAAAGTTACTTTCGTTTGTGTATTCTCTATCTTCAATTTTATTTTTGTTGATTTTTGATACATCTATTTTTACAATAATTTTATTTTCCATGTTCTATTTTTTCTTTAATTTGTTTAATAAGTTCGATACCTGTTTCAATTCCTTTTTTAAGTGCATCTTGTTTTTCTTCATCTTTTTCTATTCTGAAGATAATCAGTGATTGAGAAAAATTAGGATTATATACTACGAGGTCACACCAGTTTCTATTCGTAACGAGCATTTGCATTTGTACTTGCCATAAATACTTCGTGTCTACTTCTTCAATTCCGTATAAGAGGTGCCTGAAGTAGTCTGTATCGTTTATGCACTTGATTTCAATAAGTCCATTTTCTCCGATAAGTCCGTCAGGTGAACAACCTGCATACTCGTTTAATTCAATGAAACCTGTTTGCGTGACTGTGTCCCCTGTTTCAAGTTCGTATATATCTCTGGCAATCGGCTCAAGTTCAAGTCCTCTTTCAATATGTTTATTGGTGAGTTGTTCTTTTTCTTGTGTTGAGTAGTATTCCGCCATTAACTCGTGGATATAAGTATTCAATCCTTTTCCGTTATTTCCGATTTGTTGTGCGTGTGAAGCAGTGAGTTTACCTTTTCTTATTTCAAACCACTCTTGCGTACCTTGATTACTTTCCATTTTGTAACTCTGTTTTTTTAGTGATTACTATTTTTCTAGCAGTTACCATAGCGTCAAACTCTTTTCCGAGTCCTTTGTTTTTTGTATAAAATGTTTTCAATTCCTCGATAGTATTTATTTCGTCTATTTCTCCTTGTAATTCAAATAGTCTTTCTTCTTTTTTTGTGCGTTGGTATGCTTCAAATTCTTCCATTTCTTCAGATGAAGCAATTTCACCATCTGTTGCATATCCGAGAAGCGCTAGACATCTTCCGACACTTATAGTTTCCAATTTTTCAAAAGACTTTTCGTCAGCGACATTTCCAAGTGAGTGTGCAGTTGCTTCTCGTGAGTGTGGGTCTGCTTTATCCCTTAAAATTGTAGTTTTAAACATAGTCATTCCACCTGTTTGTATTGTTGGTGTAGTTTCTATTTTACCTCTTGGATTTTCTTCCCAAAATGCTTTTAATCGGTCTTTAACTTTAGCGTGTTCAATCTTTATAGATTTATATTCGCCAGTTTTTTTGTCTTTATACTTCTTTTCTATGGTTGTTGTTTTTACGTTCATACGATTTTCTCGTTTACCTTTTAATATCTTTATTATATATCAAGCGTTTGATTTTGCAAATTGGTTTTCCACAGGTTTGTTTTTAGTATTAGATAGTAGCCACGCACTCGCACTTGTTCCTCTATTCATTCGATCTTTCATTTGACTTACGATATAGTATAAATCTTGAGTTTTTATATGAGATGTAAAGTACCAAAGTGATTTATATTCTCTTAAAAATTTCTTACTTTTTTTAAATTCAGATTGTGCTTTTGTTGAGTCAGGTGTTCTGTGTTCTTTCAACCACGCAATGTATCGTTTCCAGTTTTCTTTTCTTCTTAAAATCTTTTCTTGGGGAGAGTGGTGAATATCGTCTATTTGTTTATTTAAAAATCTCCGTTCTTGTTTTTCTATTTTTTGTTTTTCACTTAGTTTTTCTTTAATTATTTCTGCTAGTGATTTCATATGTATATTCATTATTTAATAATTGAGATACACTACCCCCCTTTTACCTCTGAACTCCTCTAGGAAGCCACAGACAGCGAGATATGTTCACAACAAGGAGGTTTAGTTTCAGATGCATATCAGATGGCAGGGACAGAGGAAAATGATTTAACATTTTAGATGGGGCAAAGGAACTGTTTTTCCCTGCTTTCGCATATGAACCCAAAACTAATTTAAGTTTATAAGAGTGGTTTATCCAGCGTACCCTTAAAGCTGTTTTATTGCTGTGATTTAAAAAAACTCCTTTGAGCGTGTCCCAACATTTCTGTCAGGAAGCACTCAAAAGAGTATTCTTCTGGTTGTGCTAATTTCACGCTCGCAACCAACTTGGCTACACTCTAATTATTTCACAAGTCAAAAAATAATGCAAGTAGTTTTCCACAGGTTAGTAATAAATATACACTTCACTCCTCGGATTTTTTCTATCAATACCACCGAAAGTTAAAAATAGGTTTGCTATGTTTTCATAGTTATCATCTGTGAGTATGTTTGCATCAACGAGCAAATCCTGTACACTTTCCCACTTGTTAGAAATGTCCCATTTTCGAGCGTCTTTAGCGTAAATAGTACAAAGTATCATCTTTGGATTTAAAAACGCTCCTTGATAGGGTTTTAAGCCCCACAGAGCCTCTGTATGCCACTCTTTATGACCCTTGGAAGGTATGATAAACATTCTCCCTTTTGCTCGGACAATATTTTTTGAGTTCTTTTTACTGGGAGGAGTTTTTGCTATCTCCAAATACAACTCGTTTGAGTCTTGGATAGCTGTTAATAAATTCTGTATCTTCTCTTGTGGGGACATAGTTATAAAATGCTGTTTCCAAATAATTCTGTTAAATTTCTTTCTTCAATAAGATAATTTCTTCTTGACTTTTTTCCGTGAAATTTTAAATGACAACTTCTACATGCTTGGATTATATTAATAGGATTGTTTATTTCTTTGTGATAGCCCATTTCTGACTTAAAAATAATGTGGTGTCTATCAAATATTACCCCTGACATAATTCCGCATACTTCACATCCTATTTCGTGAGGTAACATACCTGTAGTTTTGTATTTGTGGTCAAAATACATTTTATTATATGCTTGCGAACTCGCACCATTTTTCCAAGTTGGGTTACCATCAAGCTGTCGAGAGGTTTTTGATTCTTTATGAAAACAATCTCTTGAGCAGTACTTAGTCTTATTCCAGTTAGCTCTTTCAAATTCTTTGGAACACAAAGCGCATTTTCTAATACTTCCTTTATAGTACTGTTCTTTTTTCTTTTCTCTAAGTTTATCACCTTGCTGTTCTCTGTACTTTCTGTCGCATTCTTTCTTAGTTTTTAGTTTACAGTCAAAACAAACAAAACTATTTGCTTTGTGTATTGCACCCAATTCTTTTTTACATTTTGAGCAGTATCTAACCATAGAAGGAAGTATACCATATACTGCCTGTAATAAACAAGTTTCAACGGGTTTCTTGAGAGAAGGGGTTTTTCAACAGCATAGCTATTTACATTATACTTGACAAAATTATATAATACAATTGTCCCAGCACACCTCGCTCGCTCGTATGTACCGCAGTGAAATGTCAACGTATGAGTAGCTATGGGAGAACGGCGAGTTTGCCACTGGGTTTTTTATACTAGAGAGAAGTGAACACAAATTTTATTGCTCCACACTTCAAAACTATATAGGAATACCAAAAAGCACCACGACATGTGTGGTGCTTTTTGTTTTTGATAGCTATTTTATTCCCTCGGTAACAAAAGTCGAACAGGAATGAAGTATCTCTTAAGTGATACCTACTACTATTGTAGCACTTCTATAGACGATTGTAAATGGGATTTCTT